AAAAAAGATGATGTGGAAGCATTGAAAGCAGTTGAGGATGAGTACACAGCTAAAGTTGAAGAAGCCACAAAGAAGCGGGCTGATGCTTATCGTGACTCTTTCTCAAAACAGGCCAGCTATGCCATTCAGAATCACAAAACAGGCCGGTTAAATAGTCTTATGAATAGCGCTGATGGAAAAGCGTATATGGAATGGGAAGGAGAAACAAAAAAGTTACAGGCATTTTATGACCTGTGGCTTGAATCAAATAAGAGTATGAATGAGATGACTGCTGAAGCGGTTTCCGGATGGACTTCCGGCCTTTCCAGTATATTTGCAGACCTCGGGAACAATATTCAGAACGTTGGGAAATTAGCAGAAAATGTCGGCAAAATGATTTTGAAAACCATCGTACAGATTGCGGCTAAAGCTGCCGCCGCAAGATTAATAGGCAATATTTTTGGAATCGGCGGTGGAGGCGGCGGTTCCACCGCTAATATGTCTTTTGATTGGACACCTGCTATTAGGTCTGTCCTTCCTAAGTTTGCGGATGGCGGGCTTGTTACTGCTCCAACACTTGGACTGATTGGTGAAGGTAAATCCAGAGAAGCTATACTCCCACTCAATGGTTCTACATTTGGGGAACTGGCAAATGGCATTGCAAATAAGATGGGGAGAACTGGCGGTGTCCCTATTATCAATATCAATAATTACAGTTCGGAAGAAGTACGAGCAGAAAGCGGTGGCATTGGAGATATTGAAGGGCAAATGGTGAACATTACAATAGGGGCATTATCAAAGAACAAAGACGGATCTCTTGATACGTTAAAAGAAATGTTGAGGTGATTACATGGCATATAGATTTCCTGATATTGGAGTTCCTGTATATCCGTTTGCAACAAATAGCGGAAATACATATACAAAAGTGATTTCCGATTCAACGATTAAATCAGAAACGGACGGGGGATATAAAATTACCCGTCCGCGGAATAGCAGAACAATTTCTTCATGGACATTTGTATGGACGCATCTGACAGAAGAGGAGTATACAAGGCTGGAAGAGTTTTACAAACAAGTAACCACAGCCATGCAGTTTCAATGGAATAATCCATTAGATGAGAAAGAATATACTGTCCGTTTTTCCGGGCAGTTTTCTTTTGTCTATGATTTTCCGTATGGATATAGAGGGTCACTTACATTTGAGGAGGTATAAATAGATGCTTATATGGCCATTAGCTGCCATTCTTGAAAAAAATAAACTGGCAAATGATAAGCCGTTTATTATTCTATTCAAGATGATTATAGAAGGTGTTGCAGAACCAATATACCTTGCTCGAAATAATGAAGATATAATGTGGGATGGCAAAACGTGGATTGCCTATCCGATGACTATTGGAGATATCCACACTGATGGGAAAACACTTCCTACAGTGAATTGGGGGGTTTCTAACCTTGGTGGTATACTTCAGCAATATGTACATAAATTTAAAGGATTTACGGACGCAAAAGTCACTATCTATGCAATCCACTATTCAATGCTTCATATTAACAAGCCACTTATCAAATTGGATTTTGAAATAAACAAAACATCTTACGGCGAAGAATGGATACAATTTACTCTTGGAGCATCTCCTGAAGCTGCGTCTAAATTCCCTGCATGTACTTATATGGCTCACTATTGCCCATACCGTTTTAAATCATGCCGTTGCGGTTATGCCGGTAACGCAACTCCCTGTAATAATACACTTGAAACTTGCCGCATACCGACAAGATTTGGCGGAGAAGAAGGGATGAATTCCAATGGAATATAAGGATTTAGTTGGGAAAGCATATAAAAATGGTGGACGCGGCAACGATGCATATGATTGTTGGGGACTTGTCATGGAAATATATCGGCGGCAGGGTATTACATTAAATGACTATCCTATCTCATTTGATAATTCTACAGAAGAAAACATAAGTGGAATTGTTAATACAGAGAAAAAAGAGTGGAAAGAAATCAAAGAGCCTATTGCCGGATGCGTTATTGTTATTTCTTCGTTTGATGGATGGGCATCGCATGTGGGAGTATGTATCAATGAATATGAGTTTATCCATTCAGCAGTAGGTAAAGGAGTGACAATTGATCGGATAAAAAGATGGGATCCGTTTATTGTTGGATATTATGTGCCGGGAGAAACTTATGATAAGAATAATTGAGGTTAAAAACCCTTTTGATTTACGTACTAAAACTATGCGAGAAGTCGCATGTACAGGTGAAACATTATATAAATACATTGAGAATCTTGAACAAAAACAAGCGTTTTTAAATGGTGTGCGAATCGAACGCCCTGAACATTGTTTCCCGCAGGATGGGAATGAAATTATTATTATGCCTCTTATAGAGCATGGCTTTAAAAAATGGTTTGGTGTCATTGCAACTATTGGTCTTGCATTTGCCGGTGCATCTGCTGCTGGATGGGTGATGAAAGCCGCATGGGGGTCAAGGTTTCTTGCTGGATTAGCATCTGGCCTTGTTATGACAGTTGGTGGGAAGATTATTAATTCTGTTTTCCATCTCAACTCTGTCAACAACGTAAATGAGCGCGAAACATCACAAACATATAGTTGGAATTTACCGACAATACAGACAAATGAGGGTGGTGTTATAGGGGAGACATATGGTGAATGTATTCCGGCTCCTCAATTGTTAATGGAACATGTTGAAACGGTAGGGAATGACCAATATTTGAATCTATTATTATGTGGCGGGTACGGGCCTGTTGATGCCATCTATGATTTGCGAATCGGCAATACAGCAATTGGAAACTTTCAAGATGTTATGATGGAAACACGTCTTGGAACAAATGATCAGTCTCCAATTAGCTTCTTACAGCAAACAGTTTCAGATGAATCAATCGGTGTTGAAGTCAAAGCTAATAGCCCTATCAATAGAACTACATCTACAAAAAAAGCTAATCGACTTGATTTTACATTTGAGTTTCCATCGGGACTATACAGTATAGATGATAACGGAAACACAAAAGAAAACACAGTTAAATTCCTTATTGAGTATCGGAAACATGGAGAAATCGAATGGAAAGGATCAGGATATAACTTTTGGAGTAATGCCAGTGGTATTACTAACATCACAATAAAGGAAGGAGCCGTATCGGAAGTATGGACATTTACGCCTGTTACGGAAGAAGTAAGAGAGCCTTACAGAAGAAGAAAAGGGAAAGTTTATTATAAGGTAACAACACAATTTGGAGGATGGGATGTTATAGGATCTGTTCACGGTAAATGTGGAAGAGCAAAACCGGATCAGGATTATTCTAATGATTATATATCTTTTCACGTTGGGAATAATTTGGTATCAGTACATGGCAGCCTTTTTAGGGCAAAGCATAAAGAAGCAATCACTGTAACAGTAGTTAAAGGTGAACATGTTATTACGGCTTCTTCTACATCAACAGTAAGAAAAACCATTTCAATTCCTAACCTTGAACCTGCCCAATATGATGTAAGAATAACTGGTATTGATTTACCTTCATCTACTCGCAAAGTCAGCTATATGCAGTGGAGCTTACTTTCTACATATATAAATGACAGTGCTTACAGCCGTCCGGGAAAAGTTCTTGTTGGATTGCGAATTAAAGCAACGAACCAGCTTTCAGGCGGACTACCTAATGTAAATTGGAGACAAGCACGAAATACCGTATATGTATGGAATCCAAAGAAAAATATGTATGAATCAAAATCTGCACGAAATCCAATATGGGCAGCATATGACATTCTTCATAATTGTAAATTGCTTGAAAATATTAATACGGGAAAATCAGAATATGTAGTTGAAGGTTCTGATAAGGAAAATTTCACTGATTATTATGATGAGTGGGTAACCGCTGCCGCCTATGCTGATGAGTTGGTAGAAGATGATAATGGCGGTAAAGAAGCAAGATTTGAGTTTGATGCGTTCTATGACACAACACAGACAAGATTTGAAGCTGCAAATAAAGCTGCTGCTGTTGGTCACGCCTCTATTGTTCGCCATGGGACATCTTATGGAATAACAGTTGATAAGCCGGGAGAAATAGTTCAGATTTTCGGAGAAGGACAGGTTATACGTGGTGGTTTTCAAGGTGAATTTCTAAGCCGCTCAGAACGGGCACGTTCCGTTGAATGCACATACAATGATGCAGAAAATGACTTCAAAAACACTTGCTTTCTGCTTAGAAGTCCAACTTACACAAATGATTTAAAGCTTCAGGATAACACGGCAAAATTAGCGTTATTTGGTGTAAAAAGACGATCTCAGGCATACAGAGAAGCCGTATACACTATGGCATGTAATGAAAGGCAAATTGAATTAATAACATTTCCTGTAGATGTAAATGCTATTGTTTGTGAATACGGCAACATTATAGGTGTAAATCATTCTGTACCACAGTTGGGGGAAGCAAGCGGGCGTATTATTTCAGTTGATGGTAATGTTATAAAACTCGACAAGAAAGTCCATATGATTGCGGGGGATTCATATAGCATTATGATCTCTCTTTCCAAATCCGATAAGATTATAAAAAAAGATATTATAAATACGACATCAGATACGGATACGCTTATAGCAACAACTGAATTTGTTACTGGTGAAATTCCTGAAAAATTTGACCCTTATGCTTTTGGTAGAACTTCCGCCGTTGTCAAACCTTACCGGATTACTAAAATCACGCAGGATGGGGATTTAAAGGTCAAAATTACTGGTATTGAATATGACGAGTCTATCTATCGTGTTAATTATGATAATTTCCCCATCTTAGACTATTCACCAGTTGAACGTGATGGTAAACCAACTGACATAAACCTCTGGGAAGAAAACTACATTACAAATGATGGTGTCTATATCCATCATCTGTATGTTTCATGGAAAGCGCCTATAAATGAAAGTCCAAGTAAATATAGAATATATATCTCAAAGAATGGACACGATTGGCAATATATCGGGGATACCCGTGATACTGAATATGACATTACAAAAGTAGCACCACCACAGCGATACTATGTAAAGGTTACTTCTGTTGTTGATATTATTGAAACAGATGGGCTTATCGGCATACTTAATATGAATGGCAAGGATGAACCGCCAGATATCCCAACTGGATTAAAAGCTGAAATCGTAACAGATAATGCTTCACAAGTACGATTATCATGGAATGAGAACACAGATCCTGACATTCGAGGATATAACATTTATGTGAATGGTGTGCTAAAAGAAAAATGTGTAAAAGATACATTTTATACTTTTATTGCGAAAAGCACCCGTTCATATACATTTGAAATTTCTGCTGTTGATAATGCCGGGAATGAGTCTACTGGAAGAGATAAGGTAACACAAAATGTGAAACTGGAACCGGGTGATGTTACTGGTTTCAAAGCAATACAAAGCATGATAGATCGAGTGCGGTTACAATTACGATGGAATGCCCCAAATGAAAAAGGAATTGCTTATTATGTTATAAAAATGGGGCAATCGTGGGATACAGGAACAGTAGTAGCGCCATATGTAACTGGCGTTTTTTATGATATGGAATTGACTGATGAAAATTGGCATACATTCATGATTAAAGCATTTGGTGGTAACGGATATGAAAGTGAAGTAGCTGCAACGGTAGATTTTCAGCATAGCATGTCTCCAACCAAAGTTCCTGATGTACAAGCTTTTCAAGATCCGAACGATAGAAGCATTCTCCGGATACAATGGACGGGCATTGACGATGGTGACCTCGCAGGATATTTGGTTAAGGTTGGTGATAACTGGGACGCAGGAGAACCATTACCATTTACACGTGAACTCTATACGAGCTACAATCTAACTCGTTCTGGCTCATTTAAAATCATGATTAAAGCTAAAAATATGGCAGGGTATTATTCTGAAGAAACATCATGCACAGTTGAACCGATGGTAGAAGCGGCCGATGTTACCGGGCTTGTAGCATATAAAAATGGTGATGCTGTAGATTTGTATTGGGATCCATCCCCTGATGCTGATGTTGTCGGTTATGAAA